GTTAGTGTGCAGCATTATGGATTACCCGAGAACGTATTAGTCCTCACTCAACACACCACTACCATGCCACTCAAGAGCAGATCGAACGGTATACAACGAATAACGCCTCGCGCGCCTGTCATCGAGATAATTAATTACTCGACTAAGGAACGCAGCGCATTCGTCCGTTCAGCAAATGCCGCCTTCGATAGAAGGATCGGATCAGAAGAAGCCATCAACACCCGTTCGGGAATAGATGGTCGCTTCCGTAATTGCTCGCACTCAAGTAGAAAATACTTGATTGCATCTGCTGGTGACGTATCAACGCCAGTCGGGAACAACGTGCCTCTTGGTTCTATAACCAGGATTTACGACCTTGCTGCCAACGTTCACGCGAAGCGATATGTAGATTTTACATCTGCAGTCTCGAGCGTGGCTTACTCGGTTCCTGCCCTTGATTGGGCGGGTTTATCGAGTCAGGCGATTGATAAGATGATTCCACAGATAACTGCGGATACATCTTTGGTGAACTTCATCCTGGAGTTGAAAGACTTCAGGAACGTTGCAACTGCTATATATCAAGGTACTCTTTTAAAGAGTATCTCTACTGCCATTTCCCTAGTCGGGAAATCTGGTCAGACTATACGGCAGCTGTCGCGTCATCACCTAGCGTACCAGTTTGGATGGGCACCCCTTTATAGGGATATAGTGTCATTCGTTGAACTCATGGCGGGCTTTGAGGCCCGCTTCAACGAGATAGTGGCTCGAGCGAATAAACCCCAGCAAAGATACTGGGGGGCGTTCGTTTCGGGTACGCAACAAGGCGAAACCATTGTGGTTTCAAACCCTTCGGGGGATGGACCTAATGGTGGATGGGTTGGCGACTTCCTCGGTAAATGCCGAGCTAGAACCGTCACATCCGCCACAGAAGGCATCAGGTACCACGCTACAATGCGTTATAAGTACCAGATACCTTCTGAGTTACGTAGTGTTCAGGGCCGTTTGAAGGCCCTGTTAGACGCGCTTGGAGTGAATGGCAATCCTGCCATTCTGTGGAATGCAATTCCATTTTCCTTCATTGTCGACTGGTTAGTCGACGTGTCGGGATTCCTAACGCGTTTGAGGATCGGGAGCAATCTCGAATTCTTAACCGAGATATCTGACTTTTGCCATTCGGCAAGAATTCAGAGGCAGGTTATGCTGCAAATCGCAAGTCTCAGTCAGAATCTGTCCGTCCAATCATGGAGCGGATATACTACGACTGATACTTGTACAATAACAGTATACGAGCGCAAAGTGGGGATACCCAACTGGCGCACAGCCCTGCAAACAAGAGGTCTCGACCCCCGCAAATGGCTCTTAGGAGCTAGTCTTGTGGGGGCGAACTACGTTCCTGGATCTGATCGGCCAAAGCCTTTCAATAGTACCAAATCGCGTTTCGCGGATTGGCTTACACCAGGTAGAGTGAAAGGGAGGCGTCGTAAATGACACCTTCCAGTCGTTCTCTATTGGAGAGTTCCAGTAGACAGTTCGTCCACTTGTTTGATGCAACCGGCCCCCTTATGGGGCCACAACTAGTAACATACCGTTATGCTTGCAAATGACCTAACATTGAATCCGGGCTCCTACGGGGGCGTAAGCGCCAACAAGATTTTCAATCTTGCCGGCTATCCTACCCCTACTTCGTCAATCCGACGAGTACAGGCCACTGCCCTTACCACTCCAGAGACCGTTCTGATTTCACATCAGAACGTTCAGCGAGGTGGTCTCACCGTAGATCGGCACCTAGTGCGCCACGACGTTACGCTCAACGACCCGTTAAAGGGTGCTGTGAAAGCTTCGGCGTGGGTAACTATCGAAGTCCCTCGTGGGACAACGGTATTTACGAATGCGGTAATCAAGGATATGTTCGGCCGTCTCCCTTCTGCCTTACTGGCATCAGGGGTGATGGACGCATTCCTTGCGGGCGAGTCTTAGACGTACCAACGTCTTAGATGTGGTCTTCGGGTCACGCAGTGATGCGTGCGCAACTTAACGTTGCAACTCCCGGGGAGTCCAGATTCTGACCTCCCCCCTAATCAGGGGGAGAATCAGTTGTCAAGGCAAATGTGAGCAGTAACGGGATAGGAGATCATCGCATATGCGTAATCATAATAGCCCAATAGATCTGAGTTTCTACTCAGACTTACTAGCGCACACTACCCTTGACATGGTAAGTGCGTACTCAACTCAGAAAAATGTGGACCGCGACATCGAAGAAATTCGACGTCGTACGGCGCACGAGGGGATGTGTTTTCTAACGAAAACACTACCTTCACTAGGCAAAGCAATTGATCGCTCCCTAG